CTACTATTTTGATCTAGCCAAAAGCCTAGTTTAGCACCTATGGTGTCGTCGTCAGGCTCAAATAATCCTTCATTCAATTTTTTATTGAGAAGACCTAAATGTTTTTTAAATGTTTCGTTAAGTTTATTACTCATATAATATAAATATATAGAAAAATAAAAAACCCCACTAAATTAATAGTGGGGTTAGTGTTTTAATTATTTAAATGATTAATTATTTACTTATTAGTAGAGTTATTAAAATCATCAATAATACTTTCTATCTCCTCCTTCGCATTTTGTCTTCTGCCAAAATATTTTGAACTAGTAAATCTATGAACCGCAATCAACCTTTTTATTCTTTCAGCCTTCTCAGGATCACTCACTTTCACCTTTTCATACGCGTCTTCCCATTTTTTCCTCAATTGAATATTGTCATATCCTACCTTGCCGCTAAGTAATACAGCACCCGCAACAGCCATAGCTGTCAATATATCTTTAAAACCTTCATTTAAAAGATCAACATTTTCTTCAGACATAGATTCATTCAATCTTTTGTGTAGAAGAGTTAAATGCTTTTGAAATGTTTCGTTAAGTAAATTGTTCATATCTATATAAATATATACAAAAAATAAAACCCCACTAAATTAATAGTGGGGTTATTGTTTTAGTTCTTTAATACTTGAAATAGTAACTTCTTATATTCTTCCTTGCCCAATGGACGATTATCCAAAATTTTGAACAAAAAAGCCGCACGATTGGTATTACCATAAGCTGAAATTACTTGTTCAGCCTGTAACTTACGAGTAGGTAGAGTCTTGAGTCTGTTATTCACAAAATCATTCATACCACTCACAATCAGATCCACTTCCTTCTTAGCATCACAAATACGGCTAATTGTACCTTTAATTTGCTCTGCTAACTCAAAATCAAAAGTGGTAAAGATATAGTTGTAGAAAGTCCGATAGTCAGGCATACCTTGCTCTAGCCAGACATCCAATACTTTTTCTAGTGAACTAAGTTCAGACTTTAGATGATGTAACAGGAGATATTTTGATGCTTTAATCTTATGAATAACTTGGTCATTCTTACTATATAAACATACACCCTCTTTATTCTGCCACTTATCTACAATCTGTAACATATCAGATATATCAGTAAAAGTATAGATTTCTGGACGAAGTAAATCATACTTCTTAGCCATAGCATCCAACATATCTTGTTGTGCAAGTGAATAGTTGATATGATTAATAAAACCAATCAACTTCCACATAGGTTCATCACCATACGATAGCACAATTTTATTGATTGGAGACAGCCATTCCCAAATGATAGAATAATCCCAAGTATCATTATTATCCTGCAACTTATTTAGAATAGTTGACTTGAATAGTTCCAACTCAAAACCATTAGCCAGCTTAGACGCATCAACAGTTCCACGGGTACGCAGAATATATTGTCCGTTATACTTGCTAACAATTAAAGTGCTACCGTCAAGTTTTTCAACAATAGTTGCATTCTTTAGTGAGTTAGGAACAGGAAAGTGATCAGGATTCTCACCCCAGTTGGTAAACTTAGGAAATGATGCACTAATAACTTCACCAGCATAATTCACAACCACACTACGCATGTGCTTGTTGTCTTGAGTCCACTTGGTGCCGATATGTTGAGGTTGAATCAAATAAACAATTTCACCATTAAGTGAATGTTCATGCACCATAAATTGGGTGAGGTCAACCTTTTCTATGTCAATCTTCATATGTCTAATTTACCACGACTTTACGGAAAGTCAACGAAAAATTTAGAACCAGAAGGTGGATTCATCATTGGTTGGACAGACACAATTTCGTCGGCAGTTATAGTAGGCATCACTTTATTAATAACAGGAAATATGACTTCTGAGAACGGAGGATTTTTCTTCCAATGACGATCCATCTTTTCACGTTGCTTTTTGGTTAATGGTCGCCACGTATCCCAAAGAATAGATTTACCATCTTTGGATATAGTTCCCCAACCCTTAAGAAAGTCATGGATACGCTGATTTGCGTATGTAGAAGATATACCAATAGTGTTAGCATTACACTTCTCACGATATCTACGATTATTTTTCATAAAATCAATTTATCAAGACTTTAAAGAAACTCAAGCCAAATATTTCAGAATCAAATAATTGCAAACTAGATGGTAGGTATTATCGCTTATAATGTATAGCCAAGTACTAATAAACTTGGGTCTAGCATCTGGATCGGTATTTTTCCAATCATCATAATAACCAGTTACATTACATTTGTCATATGATGGATAGGACCAGTCTGGACCTATACGATTTTTATACCACACAAAGTATTTGATAATACACCATCTGTCTTGAACGAAGTGGGTAGCAAATATTAGAAATAATGCCAATAAATTTTGGGTAAGCAACAAAAATGGTACAGTATATAACACACAATGAACCAAACAAGGAATGGATCGCTTGTTTTTGTTTAACGCCATCCAATCACTTTGAAAGTAATAGTCTGCTACTAAATGTACCAATAACTGTTCCATATAACCCAATCTTGTTTTTATCCAATTTGTAATGCATCAACAACATTAGCTTTAACTTCTTCATTATGGATGGTTGACGCATCCTCATGTTTGCCATAATACCATGCACTATGATAGTCAAGCACAATCTTGAGATTTTCAAAAGTGTCTACATCATTGTATCCACCTTCATAACCACGAACAACCACACGCAAATCTGGTGGGTACATTTGTAGTCGTTTAATCAATTGATTCACATTCATATTAATTAACAAAAGTTACATTTTCAAATCCAACAATCCAACCACCTTGCTTGGTAGCATTTTCACTAACAGTTACTTGATAAGTGTCTGGTCTAATTCCAGTAATGTAATGATCTTCATATTTACGAAGATTCTGTTTCGCATTAACCTTCTTACCAACCACATCCTCTGGAATGGTCAAAAAGTTTTCTTTAACCCATTGAGCAAACATTTCTCTTTCAAGAGAACTCTTCACAAAAAGAGCATCATCCAGAATATCTACTAGTTCAGTGTTTGGTTCAACATATTTGTAATCATGCAAATATTCAGCAAGTTGATAACCATCCAAATCATAATGACCAAGACACTCAATAATGTCGTCTTCATATGTCGAACGAGGTTCATTAAGACCCTCATCTTCATTCCATTTCTGGTAATTATCAACCAATCGTTTGAATTGGGTATTCGCACGATTGATGTTTTTAAGATCAAACTTAGGACGCTTTACTGCATCTTTTAGGTTCATATAGGTTTGTTCACTCATAAGTCTAGATTACCAAAGATTTATATTAAGTCAAGAGATTTCTGGACACAAAGTTGCGTCATACGCCATTGGTAAAGATGGATTTCTACCGTCTTCCCAAGGGAATTTACGACATACAGATGGATAAAATTTATGAGAGTGAATGGTACATTCATTATTTTTCCAAAATACACATCTGCCATTCCAAGTTTGAGTACGATATTCTTTTTTATCATTATCAAAAAATATGAACTCAACACCAAATTCTTTTAGTAAAGATTCACCCTCTTCATTTGACAAAAATGTTCCCCATTTACAACATACTGAATTATGAGGACACGTATTACATGGTAATTCCATTTTACTCATATCTTTGGAAGTTTGTAGTCTGGAATTTGACCGGGAAACCAAAAGAAATCCTCATCAAAACTATAGAAAAAGTTCTGATTAATTGCATGATTGTACGCTTCAATCACAATTCTATCATTTAATTGACGTTGTTTACCCCTAAATTCCATATGAGGATATTTAGATTTAATTTCTTCGGGAACGTGAATGTTCATAATCTGGGTTTGTTCTTGGTTTTCCACTTATCGTAATGACCGGGAAAATTACGTTCAATATTTGATTCAATTATCTTAGACGCTTTAGAATCTAAAATTTCAGCACCACAAGTGTCACAACGTTGAATTGTTACATCTTTGGTTACACAACTTCTTCCCCCACTTAATTGTGAGAAATAATTGACAGTAACATCTTTGTATGTTCCAGTCTCACATTCAAAACACTGTGATGGTCTAATATTCATTTTTCAGCAATCCAATCGTGAAATCGTTGTGGTAAACACATATACACAACAATCAATCCAATAGAAATAATTGTGGGAGATACATCCACTTTAAATAACTTATAAAGCAATATACTGGTTAACAATGATACTGACAAATTAATAAAAAATACTAAAAAGATTTTCATAGAAATATTGCTTGAATGCTTTTTAACTTACGATTCAATTCTTCATTATGTTTTTCTAACGCTTCGATTTTCTGAAGCAACCTAGCATTTTCTTTATGTAATGTATGTAGTTGATCCATCAAATCTCTTAAAATATCCGTATTACTTTCAAATTCCATATTATTCTACCTTTCCATATACAGTTTCAACATCAATATAATAATTGGGTAGTCCATATGGACGAATAGTAAACTTCCAAGTCTTTTCACGGTCCTTGAAGTTATAACCACTGATATAACCAATACCACGATTGGTATTTACCTTATCACCACAACGATACGGAAGAGGATTATCAGCCAGTACCTTAGCGAACAACTCATTATTATTGATCATAGATAAACTCTACCACACCTTTTTTTAAATGTCAAACACTTTTCCGTCAAAATATGCTTTACATCCTAAAATTCTATCAATGGTATGTACTTCTACTCCAGATTCATTAAACATTGTGAAAGTAGCATTGTCATGTCCCTTCCATTGTTCTCTTTGTGTTGAGTTACACAAATCATTGAATTGTTGATGTATATAAACACATTTGATACCACTTTGAATTATACCCCTAGCACAATCTGCGCATGGAAGCGCATTGGTATAAAGAATTGCGCCATCGGTGTTTATACCGTACTTGGCAGCTGCGTAAATTGCATTACGTTCGCCATGTTCATACCACTTGTATTTTTCTGGTCTTTCGTGACGTAATTCATTTTTGTCATCTACTCCAATAGGAATACCGTTGTAGCCTGTTGAAATGATACGTTTGTCTTTTACAATAAGAGCGCCAATCTTGGTCTTGGGATCTTTGGATTTACTAGCAACCCAATAAACTCCTTGCAAAAACCATTCGTTCCAGTCTGGAGGTGTATAATTTAATCCCATAGTTGTTGATAATATTCAGCGAACAATAACATTCCTTTTTTACGACGTTCTTCTAGTTCTTCATTTTTCTTCAGATATTCATCCCAAGCTTGTTTTTGTTCTGGTGTTTTTTCACGTTTGATATTTTTAAAGTAATCATCCATATTGTCAACTTCATATCTAAACATAGGAGTTGGATTGAACTTTTCTTCATCATGCATATATTCAAATGTCCAAATCAATTCATCCAATATTTCATTCCATCGTTCAGGTGTAATATCTGGTGGGTATGTATGAACATTGATCTTCTTGAAATGTTTTAGTCTGGGTAGAATAAAATTTGTAAGTGTCCAGTCCAAACTCCAACATTCACTATCACTTACACCATAACGCATACGTTGATAGGTACTAATAATCCATCGTTTTACATCATAATATTTGTAATATACACGCCATCCATAGGCAATATGATCCAATATCCAATCGCCATATTTGTTGGTTCTGTACCAAGGTTTCAATTCAGTAGCTTCAGATTTTTCTAAGCTTTCGTTGATTTTTTTAGCGTTGAGATCCATATTATTATATTATATCATAGTATATTTGACTGTCAAACAAAAACCCCACATTTTACTGTGGGGTGTGTGATGAATAAACAAACAAATAAAATTATTGAACGTTCTTCAAACCAGGATGTGCTTTGTGCCAAGGCATTTCGTGTACAACAGTACCTTGTCCTTGATTCCACTTTGAATCTTGATGAACTGGTTGTGGTTGTTGTTGTGCTTGTGCCATTTGTTGTGCGGCTAACATAGCATTTGCTGCGCCTGGATTGTTGCTGGTAATACCAACTACTGGATTTTGTGTTTTGATTCCCAAATAAAGACCTGACATAATGTTATACCTTTCTTTAAGTATAACTATCAAGCTTTGGCTTCATTATACACAAAATTATCACTGAACATAGAATATAAATAATCGTGATGTTTGTCTTCTAAAAGATACTCTCGTATATCAATTATACGACGGTCATCATCACAATGACATTGCATATAAATCTTATCCCGTTTTATTTTAGCTGCGGTGTCACAATAGTTACAAGTAATTTGAAGGTCGTCCATATACTTTAAAATATCATAAACAATGCAAAAGTAAAGGGATGTCACAGTTACGTAACATCCCTCTGTAATTTGTTACAAATAAACCTTTATTACTTACAGATCTATGTAATTTTTTAACTCCAACTTTCCATCGGTCATTACAAGATACTGATTCATATGACAATCAATACAAATATTATTTGCATCTGTAATATTAATGTATCCTTCACTATTGTGTTGTTTAGCTCTACCAGTTTCCCATTGACTAGTATGACCCACAATTTGTTTCAAATCATCAATAGGACTAAACTCATGATCAAAATCACACCAAACAATGCCACCAGTTCTATTCATACCGCCTCTACTACGTCCAACTTGATAAAACCAATGAAGATCATTTGAAAGCAATTTGGAAGATGCTTGTTTTGACTGTTCATCAAGATAATTAAATATATCCGTGTTAGTTTTAATCTGTGGAGGTAATAGTCTAGTATCCAATCCAGCGTGGGTTAGTAGAATATCATCCAACACAATAAACCAATGAAACTTGTTACGAACAGTTCCACGATCTTTACCTAATGTTTCGTCAATAGTTCTATATTTCCATTCTTCATAACCACTACACATCGCACTTTCATTGTAATACAGATAATGTATATCGTGGTTACCAAATAGAGTATAGTTCTTTGGGTTGGGTAGAAACGTGTCTCTTAGATATTTTGTAGTAGCTTCGTAATGAATTGGATCATCATATACAAAGCTATCATACCAATCACCCAAAACAATGTTGATATCAGCATCCTCTTTAGTGAGGATCTTATCAAGTTTATTAATATCATTGTGTGGATCAGCAACAATGACAATCTTCTTTTTATCTGAATTAAAATTTAACATAACCTATGTTAACAATTAACTAATTAAAAGTCAAGTGTTTTGTTTTTTACTTTGGTGAGTAACCATCTTACCATATCATATTTGGTAGATGGTTCTCCGTATTTTTTAATTTTATAGTATTCCATTTCCAACTCATATAGTCTTTGAGTTGTATCTAGTTTTTCAGACCATTTGGGATCTGCAAGAGAATTATCTGTTTGTTTCTCTAGTTTCTCCAAACATTCCACTAAAAATTCATATTCTATTTTGGAAAGAATTACTTTTTTCATTCACTTTAATTTAAGAACGACCACGTAACTGGAATTCCATTAATTTTTCCAGCAGTTTTCGTTTTCATTTTACAACAATTCGTAATACTTGTAATATATATTTTTTTGTCAAAAACATTCGATTTTGAAGCTTCATGTGCAGATTCAAATATATAACTTTTATCGTTACACTTTGCTAAAATTTGACGAGCAAAATGATGTTTATACTTCTTTTTAGGTTTACACATTTTCAATCTGTCTTCCGTCGATCTTTTTTTTCCAAACCAATATTTACTGTTATTTTGTGATATTTTATTTTTTGATTCAACCGAATGTTTCATTCCTTTTTTTGATTTGGAAATTTTTAGTCGTGTTTCCGCACTTACCAATTTTCCTTTATGTATTTTGCTTATTTTTAATTTACTTTCTTCCGATAGAATTCCCCGTCCATTACCAAGTTTTAAGTTATAACCATTTGGCGATAAAGAATTTAATTTTAAACCCCAATATTTTTCTTTTAAATCTACATCTAGTTGTGTTAGATCACTAGATAATTCTTCTAAGAGTTCTATCTTAAAATAATTTATCCCATACTTTTTTATAGCCAATACAATTGGCATGTTTTTTGGATTTTTTCCAGAGCTGTCACGATAATGTTTTTTGAACCTATTTTCTAATGTAGAATATGTTTGTCCTACATATATTTTATTATTTAGTAAGTTAGTTATTTTATAAATTTTTGCGTTCATATAATAATATATATGATTGACGCACTATTATATCGTAATTTATGTCATATTTTAAGATTCTTTTTTTGGTTTTATTTTTCTAAAAATATCGTCGTAATTTTTATCGTATTGTTTTTTATTGGTTGGTCTGGGTTTGCTCCCCTTGCCGTTCTGGTTGCTCATAAAATAATTGATAT